CGACCAGTGAAAGTCTGGCCGAGGGAAACGCTCTAGGGTTTATGCGTTTTTTAGTTACTAAGAAGCAGGCAGAAAATGAACGAAAACCGCCTGCGCTAGTAAATCTATTTTATTCGCGTTTCAACATAAGGTCGAGTTGCTTCTTTTTGATAGCCAATAAATCTGCAACACCGGCAGGCTGGTCAGGCAACTTTTTGACTAGGCTGCCAGCAACAGTAGTCAACAGTTCAGCTTGGCGTTCAGTCAACTCTGCATCGCTCTCAAGAGCCAAAATTGCATCAGTCAACTCACCCGAATCGACGTTTGCACGCTTAGCAATCGCATCAAATGATCGCACGTTAGCCATGCCATCAGTTGCAGGATAAGCAGGGAAAGCCACGATGCTGACTTCATGCAGGCGAACACTGTTCAACATGCGTTCAGTGCCATCACTGTTCCAAGAATCGCCGCCCTCTGGCACGCGGAAACCAAAACTCATGGCAGAAACATCGCCACGCTTCAACAAAACAGCAGCATCACGCCCAGCCTGAGTGTCAGGCAACTGTGCAGTGACCTTTAGACCTTTAGCATCCTCACTCAACTGCATAGTGCCAGCACGAAGCGAACCCAATACAGTGCCAGTGTCATGATTCCAAAGCAACTTCACTTCATTACGCGAACTCAACGAACGTTTGAACGCGCCAGGCATAATCGTTTCAGTAAAAGGCAAAGGCTCACTTGGCTGATTGAAAAGGGCTGCATAACCGCTAAAAGTCATGCCATCGCCCTCAGCTCGCATCTCAATCGGCGCATAAACAGTTCGGCGTTCCACGTCAGCATGGTGAGAACGAGCAGAATTCATCTCAGTTCCAGCAGACATGCCCGAAGCAGGCGAACCAGTGTCCTCGCTGGCTTCCTCAGCAGTTTGACCCTCAGCTGCTTCCTCAACATCAACCGCATATTCGTCACGCTTCACATCACCAATAACAGCACCAAGTTGCCAATGCCATTTGCTCATGCGATCTTGAACATCAGCCAAGAAATTATAGATACCCTGCTCAGCTAGAGCATCAGCGCAAGTAATGGTGTAGGCAACATCGCCCTTATATATTTCAATGGCTTTATAGAGCGCCAAACTCAAATCAACAGGGTCGCCGCCAACAAAAGTTGCATCAATGTCAGTGTCAGCAACAAACTGAGGCAAAGTAAAAGGGCTGTCAAAGTCAAGTTTGCGAATGTTTTCGCTAAGCGGGTCAATAATGTCATCAATATCCTGATAAATGTCGCCAAAAAACTCGTGATATTGAGAGAACAAAACACCCTTGACATTCCAATGCGCACCATGAGCCAAAAACTTAAGGCTCACAGTCGTTCCAAGCAGTTCACGCAACTCCTCAGCCAAATCAGCTTTAGTCTTTTCAGTAGCCTCAACATCAGTCGCAGGCATATATTCGGCATCGGCCATAGGTGCATCTCTCTTTGTGTTGATTACTCCAGGTAAGTTATCAGGCTCATAAACATGCTGAATACCGGCCTCAGCGTAAGCTGCACGCGCACCAGCATCAGCATCAATGACATACTCAATGTCATAACCCAAATCAATCAAATTTTCGGCAGTCGCAGCCTTAAACATCGGGACAGAACTAATCGAACCATCACTCAAAACCAATTCCTGATACTCAATACCAAGACGGTTCAACTCGGCAATAATGTCCTCGCGATCAGTTTCAGGCCGACCCGAAACAATCCACAAATCCTTTTTAGCCAAATCAATCCACTTATAGACCGGCTCATTCACCTTGCCATCAACAACAAGAGTGCCATCCAAATCAACGATTCCAATAGCATCAACAATCGAACGCTCAGCAGCCATCGAAACTTTTTCCTTATCTAACTTCATAACCCAAGACTGGCCAGCATCGCCACCCCAAGCATCCCAAGCCACCCGACCAGCAGACGGATAGCCCTCATCACTCGCATTGAAGCCAGTAGCCTTTTTATCAACCTCATGGCGAGCAAAATAAGAGATCATGCGATTCACAGTCGAACCAGACACAGACTTACCAGAAGCCAATTGCTCAGCACGCGCCCGACCAACAGCAGTAAAGCCACTGCCAGCCTTACCATCAGTAATCCACTTCAAAGCCCGCTTAGCAGCATCCTGAACCCCAACAGGCGGTTCATAAGAGCCAGCCACGACAGCACGCTTCAACTCGCCACCAGGCTTAATCTTTTCATGCAAAGAAACCGCAACCATCTGCTTAATTGCGCTCTCTTTATCAGGATGAGAACCCAAAACCTTGCCATTTGCATCCACAGTGTCCCAACCCGACTTAGTTGGCTTAATAAAATAAGGCATTATTCCCCAGTTTTATAGCTGCCAGCCGGCACAGTAGTTGGATTCTGGACTTGAACGCTAGGCAAACCAGTGTGAGCAATCTCAGGCAAACCAAGACTCTTAAGCACCTCAGCAGGCTCAAAACCAATGTTGATAAGTTTTTGAGCCATAGCAACCTTGCCCTCAACTTCGCTCAAATTAGCGGCACTAATGTCAATGTTCGCCAAAGGCACACGGTTATTGTCACCAGCAGTAATAGGCGACATGTCCTCTTTGCCACGAACCTCATTGATAGTCATCCAACCATTCATGAGCGCACTCGCATAACCATTGATTCTGGTCGAATAATCACCACGCAACAATTCATCAGTATTGAACGAAATAAACGCCCTATCAGGCAACAAGCGGCTGAACGCATCCTCAAGGCGAGCAATCCAAGGTCGCAAAGTATGAGTCACAAACGCAATGTTGTTTTGCTCAATGCTGTTATAGCTTGAAGCACCCTTTTCGCTCAAACCAATCATGTTCAACGGCACTCTAAACGCACGCGCAATATCCTCAACAGCAAACTTGCGTGAATCAATCATCTGCGACTGGTCATTACTGATAGTTGTCGGCTTGAATGTTGCGCCACCCGACAAAACACCAGTCTTGTGTGCGCGCTTATAGCCTCGGTGCATACGATCCATTGAATCGCTAAGATTCTTGGCTTGCTCAGCAGTCAAAGTGCCAGGCACTTCAATAATGCCCTGCATGAGAGTTCCTTGGCCAAAGAATCGAGCCGCAAACGACTCCAAAGCAATGTTCAAACCAATATTCTCTTTTAGTTTGTCCACAATGCTGTTCGCACGAACCTGACCAGGCTGCAACAAACTGCCAGTAACATGCAAAACATCATCAGTCGAAAGCGGGCCAGTCTCGCCAGTGTAAGCGAAACGCTTTTGCCCCAAAGGTGTCCGCGAAATCTGCACTTTCAACGGGTCAAGCACCATCAAGTTGATAACTTCACCATTATTCGGGTCACGAAAAACACGAATAAACGCGTTACCGTCAATCAGCAACGAAATCATAGTTTGCTGCCAAAACGAAACACTATTCAACATCGCATCAGGCTGAGTAACCCAAGCAGGGCGCGGGCGATAAGGCTTCTTGATACCATCCCTGCGAACAAACGCATCCACAGGCAAAGTCGAAATAGTGTCACTAATCAAAGTCACACAAGCCCAAACCGCGTTCGAAGTTGTTGCGCTCTGCTGATCAACATAAGTCGCAGCTTGAGACTCATAAGAAGTTAGGTCGCCAGCACCCCAAATAGTTTGAAATGAAATGTTGCGCTGTTCGCCACCCGGCAAAACCCGACCTAGCATTAGTTACTTCTCTCGATAGCCAAACCAAACAACAGCAAACCTGCGCCCGCTGCAACAATTCCCAAAGGCAACCAAATCAAGCCAAGACCCAAAGCCAAAACAGCAACACCGCTGGCCTGCAAAATAGTCGCAATCATTTCCAACCCTTAGAAAACAAAAAACTCAGGAATAACATCAGTTTCAAGTTTAGTAGTCGCGCGGTCATAAGCGATAACAGCCGCAACAGCCGCGTCAATCTTGCGGGGACTAGCCCGATTCTCTTTCATAATACGAACACCCAAATTGTCGCTCTTGACAACACAGTTATCCAAATGGCGAGCAATCAAAGGATTACCGTCATGAGTCAAACGACTCTCAGTAATCGCATCAAAGAATTTCGCGCAAGCCGGCACCATGCGCCTAGCCGAAGTTGATGGCCACTCAACAATTGGATAACCCATGTCCTCAAGCACAGCCATAGAGCGTTGCCAACGAAAAGGGTCACACGCGATCTCTTTGACTTTAGGGAATTGCTGAACAAACCCAATAATCGCTTGCTCAACATCCAGAGTGTCGACCCGCCAATCGTCATAATCCTCTGGCTGCTTTTCCCACGCCTTGACCAAAAAGACATGCGCCTTGTCATCAGTTGTCTTAGGAATAGTGACACCCACAATAACTGAAGTGTCACCGCTAAACGAACCATCAAAACCCAAAACATACTCGTCATCGGCAGTCAACTCAAAGTCGCTCTGCAACACATCCCAAGAACCAGCAGGCAACCAAGCAGTCTGCCCCGAAACCCACTGATTACAGCGTTTCGTGCGAAATTCAGCTTCTGGTGTTCGCCTGACCATGCTCTCAAAGTCCTCTTTAGAGTTCAAATCGCCATAGCCCGGATTGGCAGCAATCCAACTGGATTCAAGTTTGTGGTCAGCCTCAGTATTGGCTTCCCACCAAGCCATATAAAAACTAGGGTCATCAATCTCACCGCGAGCAACCTTTTGCCCATACTGATAAAGCTGATAGGCAGTCGAATCTTGGCCAGTCGCATCATATTTAGCCCCGCAAGTAGTCGTCGCCAACATAATCGGTTGCTTACGCGAAGCCATCGACAACTGCATAACATCCCACATAGCGCGAGTCTGCAAAGCATGAACCTCATCAAAGATAACTGCGCTAGCGTTCAAACCCTCTTTAGAGTAAGCCTCAGCCGATAGCACACGCCAAACAGACCCAGTGCCAGGCACTTCAATCGCATCCCGATAAACATTACAAAGCGCAGCCAACTCAGGTTCACGCTCAATAATCTTTTTAGCATCACCAAAAGTAATTCGAGCCTGCTCTTTTTCAGCTGCACAAGAATAAACCTCGCCACCCTGATCACCTTGAAACAAGAAATAAAGCCCAAGCCCAGTGACCAGCGCACTCTTACCATTTTTGCGACCCATACCCCAAAGTGCAGTGCGATGCTTATACAAGCCACGCGAATCCAAAGCCAGCGTTTCCTCAAGCATCTGCTCTTGCCAAGGCCTCAACTGAATCGGCTCACCAGCACTTCCAGCAATCGAGTCT